GTTTCTTCAATTTTTTTCTCAAATATTTCACCCTCAAGTTCCTTGGTGTGTTCGATAAGTTTTTTAACTTCCAATTCTGCAAGCAAATCAGGTCTTTTTTTAAATAAATCTTTTATATTAATCATTCCAAAAACTTTAATATTTTTTCTTTAATCCCTGATTGTTTTATTCCCTCAAGATTAGGTCGTTTACAGTGAACAAAGTTTTCAAGTCCCCAACCATCTCGTTTTGACATATCAAGATCATCAACAGCAACCCAATGTGTTACTTCAGGATGTTCTTTTAACCAATTTAATATTTCAATATGTCGTTCATATTCTGTTTTATTAAAGTGTGGTAAAACAAAATCATCAGGTAATTTACCTTCACGAAATAGAACACTACAAAATGGTGTTATATCAACTGGTGGTTTAATTCCACGAGTAATAAACATTTCTTTTAGTTGGTCCAAAGTTCCGTGTTTTTTCCAATCAGATGAAATAACTAATTCACATCCAGTTTTTTCTATGATTTCATTTAATACTTTAACGGCTTTTTGATTGAAACTGTCCATTCGGGTGTCCATAGGTGTTTCGGGATTTGAATCAAACCCTTTTTTTTTATATCGTCCTCCCCATTCTGAAGATAGACATATAACCCCATCAAAATCTAAAAATAAAACTTTCATAATAACAAAGATAATAAAAATATTTTAAATAAACAAACCCCCAATAAAAATACTGGGGGCTTAATATAGTTTGGTTCAAGAGTTAAAAATGGTCAAAGCGAGAATTTTAAATTTTAACTAAATGATTTATGATGATTTGAATTTTGAGTTTGGGACTATGCATTATCAGTATCACTTATCTTCCAGCCGGATTTTCAATGAAGTAAACCATAATTTTTAACCTTTTACTCAAACTATACTATTTCTGTGTTTGCATTGAATATATCAAGCTTATCTTGAATTTCTTCAATTCTATTTTCTAATTGTTTAATTTTATTATTTCTTTCAACAATATTCATTTCAACCATTAAAACAATTTCTGTTGAGGAATACATATTCCTATTTGATTTTCCTGATGTGCAATCCATTTTTTTAAGTGACTGGATTGTTGATTTCATTTCTGCCATTAAGAATATGTCTTCTAACACAGGAACATTTGCTCTATGGATTTTTGCTTTTAATTTAGATAATTCTAAAGATGCGTTAATTACCTCATCATAAAGTGAATTTATACTATATGGTCTCTCATTTCCAAGTTCAATTGAGTTATACTCTTGCATTAACCTTGTGTTTTCGGTGATCTCTTTGATCAACTTATTTTTCTGTTTAAGTGCTTGTTTTATATTCATAGTTCAATTATATAATTTTAATTTTTAATAGTCAACATCTTTTGTTAAACATATTTCTGTTTTTGCTAATTCGCTATAAACCCAAATATCCCAACCTAACCCACCTGTTGATTTGAATGTGTAATCAAAGTTACCATACTTACCATAAACACCGTAAATACTTCCCATCCATTCGTTAAGTATTTTGTTTTCTTTTGGGTAGATGGTAAATGTCATTGGTCCGTAACCTTCATCTCCCAAATCTTGTTTTGGCTCTTGTCTTGGTTTAAAATCTGGTTTAATTTTTTCTGCCTTTTCAATTATTCTTTCTCTCATTTTGTTTAATCTTTCAATTTCACTTTCCATAACAAAAATTTAATTATTATTTTTTATAACTTCAACAACTTTTAATGACCAAGGATCAAAAAATTTATCCACATCACAAAGTATAATTTCATTATTTAAAGCATTGTAATACAGGTCTCCGTTTAATATTGGTTCCATTAATTTTTTAAGGTATGTTTTACCTTCATGATCAACATATAGTTTTTCATCTCTATGTTTTTCACATAAAGTATGGACCCAACCGTTAATACGATTTTGTTCTCCCGGCTCTCCACAAACTTCACAAACTTTAAATGTTTCTCTTTCTGCTTCCACCACAAAATAAAATCCGTTTTCAGGTAGGTTATCCAAAAATATACTCATACCTCCAAACTTTTCTTTTACATTTATAAAACTTTTATCCCAACCAAGAGCAATCAACGTTTCAAATAATCTTTGTAAAATTCCTAACCAACCATTGTTAATTCCAAAATATCTTCTTTCTGTAATTGGTGGTAAATGTGGTTTATGTGAAATTGTTACCCCACTAATTGAATTTAAAAAACTTTCAAATTCAAAATCTGTTCTATGATTGTCGTTCATTCTGATCCCCATTTTTTCTTTGGTGTCTAACAATACTTAAAGCGTTTGATAAAGTCCAATACGTGTCCCAAAAACCTCCTCTATCATCAAGGAAGATATTTGCATACAACTTCCCATTTACACCATAAGGTTTATCCCATTCAGGGTGCATTTCATTTACTCCGTGAACAATAATACCAAGTTCTTCAACTTGTTGTTTTGCCCTTTCTAATTGGTGTTCACTTCTTGCTGTGTTAATTAAAAATATAATACCTTCTTTTTGACAGTCCAAAATCAAATTAACCATTTTTTTACAGTTCTCTTTGATTTCTTCGTTGTAAGGAATGATTGTATCATCAAGGTCACAAGCAATTATGACCTTACCGTTTTTCAACCATTCCTTGACTAATCTATTTGTATAAAAATTTGCGTGATGTCTCATAATCTTTTAATTTCCAAACCCTACTTTACCTCCACCTTTAATTGTTGGTGTTTTTTTCAACCCTTCAAGGTTTTCAATTGTTTCTTCAAATGTTCTACCCATAACAATAACCGAAATTACAACTTCTTTTAAATGTGACAAAGACATTCCTTCAGTTTTTTTGATCCATTCTTCAATATCAATACCTTTTAAATCTTCATCATTTAATTTGTGTTGAATATATGCTCTTCTAATATCGGCGTTTGGTAGTTCCACTTTATAACGTCTGTCAAAACGAGATGGTCTGTTTGTGATTCTATCTTGTAACTTCTCAGGATAGTTTGTTGTTGCAATATAAACAACACCTTCAATTTGTTTTACACCATCAAGGATGTTTAATAGTCTTGCGGTCTGACTTCTACCTTCACCGGCAAGTGAATCAATATCTTCTAATAAAACAATCAATGGTCTATTAGGTTCAACTTTTCTAAATGTTGCAATAAATGATGTAAACCTTTCAACATCTTCTTCATCTTTAACATTGATCACAATGCCATCTTTTTCAATTATTTGTTGTGATATTAGTTGAATAATTCCTGATTTACCACAACCTGGTTCACCATACATTAAAATTCCTCTCTTGTGGATGTAGTTATACTTCTTATAATTGTCTGCTCTATTCCAAAAATTATCAATGTCTTTTAATATGTCTGTGATCTCATATGATGGTAAATGGTATAACTCATCTGTCTTGAATGGTTGTTTCTTTAATGTATGTGTTGATAAATTACCATTCCACCCGATTTCATAAACACCGGCAGGTACTTTTGGTACTGTAGGATATGCTGGCGCATATTCATTATTTTTTAAATTACTCCAACAAGAAGGTACATCCGCATCAATTTTTTTATCTTCTATAGATGCTCTTAACCTACCAAACCTTCCAGTAATCACAGGTTCATCCATTCTTTCATCATCTGCGTATTCTACTTCTTCTTCAGGTACAGTATCACCGTACCCTACCGTTTCTTCAATATATTCTTCACTCATATTATTTTTTTTTAAAATTTCTTTTAATTCTCTTTTCCAATCTCTACCCATGATTCAATTTTATTCCAATCTTCTTTTTTTATTGCAACTCTAATACCATCAATAGTCACAAAAACCTCATCTGTAAAAATCATCGGGTCTTCTATTTTTTTTGGATCAATACTAATGGTATTGTAGTAAGTTCCTTCATTTGCAAACCTAACTAAAACTTCAATTTTTTTTCCCATTTAAAAATATATTTCCATAAATTAATAATTCTAAAACCACAAGCACGAATCTACCCCATGCACCTTTAACTAACCACCATTCTCTACAATCAATATTAAGATAAATTATAGAAAATAACAAATACCAAAAAACGTTCGCCACTATAAACTTCGTGATCTTTAACCCTATTGGTTCTTTTTCTTTATCTAAGGACATAACTATGAATTATTATTACAACGGTTTCTACTCTATCTTTAGGTACAATTGCCCTGTCTTCTTTAACGACAATATCCATCATACCTAATTCATTTTTTAATCTGTCTGATTGAGTTTTAACTTCTTTTTGTGCGTCTTCATAATTTTTAAAGAATCCAAAATACGAATCACAATCACCGGTTTTATCACAAACACCGTAAATAATTTCTCTTGCTGGCTGTATCATAATCTATTTGCTATTTGTTTAATTAATAATTCTTCTTCATTTGTTAGTTGGTAATGAGCATTCCATAATTTAGCTAAATTATCTCTTAACTCTTTTTCCCCATTAGATTCTTCTTTACCTCTAACTAATTTTCTTATTTCGGAATTTGGGTGTGTTTCTAATATTCCGTCTTCGTATAACCATTCGGCAATATCATTTTTATCATACGTACCCATTTGGTCATAAACCTCATCCAATTCCACTTTTACATTTATGTAAGGCATAATTTAATTTTTTATAAAGTTAATAAAAAAAAGTGACTCCATCAAGTTAATGGGAGTCACCTACGTTATTTTTTTCACCATATATTAAATAGTCAGGATTTATTACCTTACTAACCTTTCTACGGTCACCAGTTATAGATTTAACAACAACACCTTCGTGTGGTACTTTAGTCCCTTCTATGTTGTTATTGAATACAAAACTATCTTGTATTTCTTTAACCCATATGCCTTTGTATAGTAACTCAACTTGAGGTAATTGAAGACAATCAAAATGTACCGTTTCATTTATGTATGGTTGGTACACTCCGTCAACTTCAACATCAAATCCAGCAAATTTAACATCAGTCAAACCGTACTCGTAGTTTTTCTGTATACCAGCACCATATATCTCACCGTATATTACAACACCTTCAGTCAAGTCAAGTGGTTCGTAAGTATCTTTTACGTGATCCCACAACTTACCTCTTATGTCGTAGTTGTTTGCTACAGTTTTCCACACATCAGTATCATAGAATCCTTGTGAGTCAGAACCTTTTTCTACGTTATGAGAACCATAAACATATTCAAATGCTGCCCATTGATTTCCAAAGAACATTTTAACACGATCCCATATAGATAGTTTTTTCTTTCTAACTATACCGTAACGAGCATTAGTTCCATGAAGTTTACGAGTTATAACAACTTCATCTTCCTCACTGAACATATCAGGTACGTTCTTTTGGTTAGGGAACTTGTAGTAAACTTTGAAGTTAGGGTTTTGGTGGTATTTTATTTTACGTCCACCAACACTTAACTGAACGGTTTTAACTGGTGGTTCGTATTTAGTTATACCAAGTATTCCCATCATATCATCACCTTCATTAACGTTGTTCTCCAATGATTTTGGTGCCAAGTATTTGAATGGTATTAATAAACATTCAGAGTAAACACCTCGAAGTTTAACGGTACGAACTCTTTGTCCTTTACGAAGGTAGTTAGTTACTTCCATCAAGTCAGATAAAGCTTGTGGTATTACCGCATCAGTAGTTGCAACAACAACCTTATCGTCTACTTTGTATTCGCCTTTCTTGGTTATGGCGTTCCACCCACCAACAGTAACTAACTCTATGTTATCGGCGTTTGGTATTTCAGATATAGAACCTATCTTACCAACATATGCAACACTATTTAAATTTTCCATTTTTATATATTTTCAAATTCTTTTTTTACTGAATCTATTTCTTCTTTCAATCTTTCAAGTTCTTTAGATAACATCTCCCTAATTGATCCTGTGTTATAAATATTAACTTCACCTTTACTTCGGAATTCTCCACCTCTTGAGTATGCAATTGTTGCTCCCAAAGAACAAGATTTGAGTGCATATTCTAATTTAGACTTTTGTGTTTCCAACCTATCAAGGGTTTCTTTAACTTTTTTTGCTTGTTCAAATTTTTCTAATTCCATCAGTCATTCATTTTTAAACTGGGTGTTAATAATAAAGCCCAAAGACACGTAGCACTTTGGGTAATGTATAGTGCAGTTCCTATTAATCCAAAGAAACCTAAATAAATCAAACCAATTCCTAAATATTTCATATCACAAATATAATAATTATTTTTTAATTATTCAACGTCGTCTTCAAGATAATTTATCTTCATAGATCTTGGTTCAGTGAAATCCCACTTCTTACTTTCAAACTCTGTGATCCATTCACTAACATCTTCTCTTGTCCAATGTGGAGCAAAAGAAGGACGATACTTAAATGGTAAATTTTTACTTTCATCCCATTCATCAAGTCGTTTTGTTACATCTTCAATAAGGTTTTTAGTCTTAGTATGTTTAATCCACTCTCTGTAATCATCCTCAGATTTAATATACATAACGTCACCATAATTTTCAAACCCCATTTCAGGAAATTCTAAATTTGGATTGTTGGTATAAACATCAACAATACCGTTGTCACCGTAATATGAATCACAAAGTTCTCTTAAACCATATACACTACTTGGTCTTTCTTCCCAGACACTACCAAACTGACGGACAGAACAGATATACAAATACCCATCTTCATAAGAATTTATTTTATATTCAATTTTATTTCGTAATGAAATAAGTTCGTCCATTGTTAGTTTATCTAAGTTCATAGTATTATGTATGTTGATAAAGCATTACGTATCATTCTAATTTTTTCAAGTATTTCTTCTGGCGTTTCTTTAACTTTGAAACCTCCGTTATTATGTGTCGTTACACCAACAACTGTATGTTTTTTTGATATTGGTTCTCCTTGATGCCACATTTGACTTTCCTTTACTTCGTAAAAATGTCCAATTTCATTAATATTGATGTAAATGAAACTATCGTCTTTATGGGATGTTAATTTAATTAGTTTCATATTATTTCTCTTTTTGTTCTACAATTTCAATTAACTTTTCAAGACAAGCAAGTTCTGTTTCTTCGTAAGTTTTATAATCATTTTTTGATAAATCACGTGAACTATATTTAAACTTACCTGTTTTATACCAAAAACAGTTCATATCAGTTATCCAAAGAATTTCAGATTGTAACTGATACTTCTCTCTAAACCATCTAAATGCTTGTGAGTAGGTTGGTGCCGATGTAAAATGTTCAGGAATTTCAGAGTTCTTACAAGTGGCAAAACCTGTTCTAATATACTCATCTCTATCATCAACACCACAAGGTTTTTCTTCAAAGTTCTCTACTTGATAAAAAGCAAAACAAGGACGATTATACCCAAGTTTTTTCATCCTTAATGCAAGTGAGTATATAACAAATTCTTTTTCCATATCACAAAGATAAATGTTTTTTTGCATTTTCCAAAAATAATTCAATATTTTTTTTACCAACAGGATTTGCCGAATGGACCAAATATTCCGGTAATGGTTGGTTTTCATCCGCACAGTATTCAACAAGAAATTTAGCACAGTCAAGTCCAGTTTTTTCTTTGATGTTGTCGTAGTCCAAAGTTCCTTTGGTTGCAACATTTCTAAAATATTCATCCATTGCAGTATCTCCAAGGTCGTGATCAAATGAAACAAACTCAGGAGCACCATTTACTTCTAAGTATTGTACGAACTCATCATAGTTTCTTACAACATCCCAATCATTCTCCCAATAAAACTTATTATGTTTATCCGGTACCAATCCAATTGCGTCCTTTGGTGAACGCACGTCATCTAAAAAGAGCTTACAATTCTTCATATAATCCATTTTCTTCATCATCTTTCATCATTTGTGTTAGTCTAGCTTCTCTTGAATATCTTCGTATAAGTTTGAAAATCTCTGTAATATCTGTAAATTCAGATACAGGACTATCATTTCTTCCTGGAAGAAATATCAAAGTAAATCCGTGATTTGCCTCAAATTTTTCAGTAACTCTAATTCCGCAGATTTCATCAATATAAACCCAAGGAAAGTTCCCTGATAGTTTCACATCAATACCAATTTTTTTCAATCTTTCAACAAACCTTGTGATCTTATCACCGGTTAGTTTTGTTGCACTTTCAGTTTCAACGTAAGTTCCAAATTTAGTTTCTTTTGTTTTCATACTAGAATTTTTCCATTCTTTCCAAACATCAAAATCTTTAAGTTTTTCTAAAAACTCATCATCCATTTTTTTTGCTTGTTCAATTACTTCATAGATACATTTTCCTTCATTCTCTATTTGGTCATATAACCATTCTACTGCTGTCTGTTTTACTTCCATAACATTCTAATTTTTTATCTTTAACATTCCACAAATCTTTTTTTCCTTCCGTCATATGACAATTGTGTTTCTTACCGGTTCTATCGGCAAAATCAACAATCATATCGTTGTGACGATTACGAATAAAGTGTGGACATTCTTTACAAGGTTTTTTCACCTTACAAAGGTAGGAAATTAAATTTGATTAAACAAATTATTTTTTGAATTTGTAGGAAGTTTCTATTGGTCTTTTACCATATCTTTTTTCCATAAGTTTTTGGTGTAAGTCCCAATCTAATATAGATTCGTTTGTTTGTTCTTTTTCATCAGGAAGGAGAGAATATATTTTTGATATTTTTTTCATTAAATTTGTTGAGACATAATTAAATCTTTCACATTCATCCACGAAGAAGTCCATTTCTCTATCTTTATATTTTGAAACGTGATTAATAAACTTTCTTCTAACCTTTTCTTTTTCTCCACTTGGTTCTTGTGTTTTACCAAATAATTGACCCATAAATCCACTGAACATTTGTGCCATTTTTTCAGAATGTGTATAAAAGAAATTATCAAATGTATCCACTTTAGCATTAACTAAGTTAATATAAATAAGTTCCAAAACTGATTTAATTTTTTCTTCATCATTCATAGTATCAGGATCTCCACCCGCATGACTAATTAATCCATCAATACTATCCATTTGTTCGTATAACTGCTCCATTAAATAATCATATGAAAATTCACGTATTTTTTTAAGTTCAGTAAAAACCTCATCATTTACAATAAAATCATAAAAATCTTGTTTTTTAATTCCTTTTTGGATCATTCTTGAGGCAACCTCAGTTGGTCTTACAATGTTTTCTGATTGTTGTATAAAATAACTATACCTCATAAATTCATTAATCACAGGTATTCCAAATCTTAAAGTTCCTGAAGAATAAACGTTATAATCAGCAGTTCCACCAATAAGTTCGTGTTCTTGTTTTTGTCTATGAAATCTATGCATTATTTCGTGTGACATTACAGATATTGTTTGTTCTTTATCTTTGGTGAATTCTTCATATAACTCTTCAGGTTCCCAACCTTCGGGAGATATAAAGTTTATGTGTAGTTCTATTGTTTGGCTTTTAGCGTTAACTTGCAACATTACACCTTCGTCAAATTTAAATTCATTACCAACACCCATAGATGCAATCACCGGATATTCATATGGGAAATCTTCAACTTCTTCAACAGAAACTTCAACATTTATTTTAGTGAACGTTACATCAGATATTACTAAGTCACTATAAATTTTAAAACTATAATTTTCTTCGGTGGTATCTATTGTTTTTAATTCATCAGATACTAAATTGTATAATTCTTCACCCGCTTGTAATATTCCTTCAGGAACACCGACAGCTTCCTGTAATATTCTAAATTGACTTTCTGTTAAAATGATTTTCATAATAATAAATATATTGGTGTTGTGATTTAACCTACAACACCAACTAATCCGTCCAAATGGTGATCACCTGACATATCAGAACCAACAGGTATTTTATCCATAATTTTTATTATTTCAGAAATACTGTATGGGTCCATTCCATTTCCATCCATACCAACGTCAAGTCTTTTTCCATTACCAAATTTTCTATTAGGACTAAGGTGTACGTGGCCGTGCAAATGGATAACACCTTTGTTAAGTCCGTTCCAACTTTGTAAAGGATAGTGACATAACACAAAGTCCTGACCTTCAATATTTACTTCCAAATAGTGTTGAACACTTAAAAATCTTCCTTGAACAAAGTCACGGTTTCTATCTATGTGATGATCGTGATTTCCAAGTATTAAATGGATGTTGTGACAAACCAATCTTTCAAGAAAGATACCGATGTTATCAAACCCACCAAATGAAACGTCACCTAACATTATTAATGTGTCATCTTGACCAACAAAGTGGTTAATACCATCAATCAAACGTTCGTTCATCTGTTCAATTGTTTGAAAGTCCCTTGTTGAATCAATAGGTACTTCACCATCTTGTGTTCTCCAATTGGTTACTCCTCGCACAATATTTTTGTGTCCGAAATGGGTATCGGATGTTATATATACTTTTCCTGTTGTTAATAATTTTCTAAAACTCATAATACAAATATACTAATATTTATTTAGATGAAAAAGTTTTTACTACTATTATTTTTTATTTTACCTTTTATTTTATTATCTCAAAAAGTATTAAGAGATAATGTCACAATTAAAACCGACATATTTCAAGTCGTTTACTCCGAAAAATTAGAACAACCACTTTCAGTAACATACACCGTTCAGTGTCCTTCAGGTTCCGCATCAAGATCAGGTATGGATTTTTTTACTTGTGATTCTGTTAAGACATCAGACAGTAAAGATTATGAAAGTAATGTTTGGGACAAGGGTCATATGGCCCCTGCGGCAGATTTTAATTGTGATAAAATAATGTTAAAGAAAACCTTTAGTTATTTAAATTGTACACTACAACATCAGGACCTAAACCGAACTACTTGGAGATTGTTGGAGGTATATGAAAGAGAATTGGCTTTAAAATATACGGTGACAGTAACCGTTACTTGTATGTTTTCTAAAACTTCAGTTGTTTTAAAATCTGGTGCAACTGTACCTGATGGGTATTATAAAAAAATCACATATAACGGTAAAACTGAAACGTATTACTTTAAAAATGAAAAACCTTCAACAACTGACTACAAAAAGTTTATTGTTAAATCTTAATCTCAAACCTGTCTTTCATCATTTGCACCTTATCTTCAGGGACATTGTGAATACTTTTATTACCATGTCTGTTTTCAACCACAATACTGAAAGTTTTATACCCATATTTCTCTGCAAGTTCAAAGTATGGTTCCATTTCCCAGAACTGTGTAAAGGTGTTTGATACTGCAATTTTATCAACATTCACTTGGTCTCCTTTAGTTTGCATCCAAGCTTCGGTTTGTGCTCTACAATATTCATGAGCCAATTTTATTTTTGACCCATCAAACTTGTAATTACCTTCACCATCAATAAAGTATTGATCCGCCTCAACAATAATAGGACTTATCGTTTTAGCAAATGTTGATTTTCCTGAACCTGGTATTCCTCTAACTAAATATAACATTTTTTCCATATTGCAAATATAATAATTTTTTTATTCTTTAATACCATTTTCAATAGCATAATTAATATCTTCAGTAATTATAGCGTTAGTAACCATATGATCTTTTTGTTGATAACTTTCAGCCATCTTATGTTTAACTTCTTTAACACCATTTTGTATAACATCATCAACTTTACGATTTATACGGAGATGTCTAGCACCTGTGTCTTTTACACCATTTTGAATAATGTCATCAACCCCAAGAAGAGTACGTCGTAGCGTACCGATAGTCTCTTTTACACCATTTTGAATGGCGTCTCCAACCCCTAAACAACTCCTTAGGTATACCGACTTCACCTCTTTCACCCCATTTTCTATAACATCTTCAGCAATAATATTATCATCCATGTCAAAGTGTCCAATATCTTTCACCCCATTTTTAATTGTCTTATCAACATTCGGTGGTTGCTGACCACCAAATTCAATCGCATTTTTAATTTCCCTACTTCTTGGGAAAACCCAAGCTGAGATTTCTTTTACCCCATTTTGAATAGTTTCGTCAACCGCACCCAATGGATACCACATTCGTGTTTGGGTGTCCTTTACCCCATTTTGAATTGTGTCTTCAACATTTATATCTCCCTCAAAATAATACGGATAACTTTCTTTCACTCCATTTTTAAGGGTATCTTCAAAATCAGGATTTAAGGATTCAAGTACGTCCTTGACATATTTTACCCCATTTTGAAGGGTGTCTTCAACGATATCCTCCAACGGACTTGAATCACCGTCAATTTCCTTTACCCCATTTTGAATGGCATTTTCAACATTGGTTGTCATAGAAAATGGATTATCTATAATTTCTTTCACTCCATTTTGAATGGCGTCTTCAACAAACATCCTTCCTTTTATAAAATCAAAGAAGGTGTGCTTTACCCCATTTTGAATTGCGTTTTCAACACCCATGTCATTCATAAAATCATCGGGTTCAGTATTTTTCACTCCATTTTGAATGGTGTCTTCAACTAAGTGTTGTACCAACTCATTTTGATATGAGGTGTCCTTTACCCCATTTTGAATGGTATCTTCAACTCGCCTGTAGTAAATCATATTTTTTTGTTTGGCGTCCTTCACCCCATTTTGAACTACGTTTTCAACTATTGAATACGGTACATTAGATGTGTCAGTAACATGTTCAATGTCTTTTTCTAAAAATCTTGATTCAAACCATTCTTTAATTATATCTTTTGACTCAACACAATCAATGCTAAGTAATTTTAATTCAGAATGAAATAGATTATAATTAAACCAAAGAGTTTTTGTGTTTGTAAATTCAATAACCCATCTTTTTTCTTCTGTGAATATTAACCACATTGATGATTTTGTTACATACTTATCGGCACCTTCAATCATGTCATCAAACATGCCATATATCAATTTTCTTATTTTAGGTGTTATTTCCATAATGCAAAAGTATGATTATATTTTTAATTAATCAAACTATTTATAATATTATCATGCAAAGACTAATTAGAAAAATATTAAAGGAGGTGGAAGAAGAAAAAAAACTAACAAATCTTAAAGAAACCTTAATGGGTTATATTTCAACCGTTGGTGTTTTAGAAACAATAAAAATGGTTGGTGATATTGATATTTTTAATGAAATAGTTCCCGATTACTTTTCTAAAAAAAGTCACAAAATAGATTTAATTAATGAACTTGTTAATGCTAATGATCCTGATGGTTATATATATTTTTACGATATACTCGGAAGAGATATATATTTAGGTTCTGATGACGCTTATGATAGTGGTGACGGACACACATTTGAAGAGTATATGATTTTAGTAGGTGACGGTTCTGTTCGGGTTAGTGTTTATGAATATGATGAAGATGGTAATATGTATGATGAAAGTGTTGATGACTATTTTTTACCACTTAAAAAGTTATCGGATGATTTATTAAATTTAACTTTTGAATCTCTTGTAGATTATTATTTATGAAAAACTTAATTAGAAAAATATTAAAGGAAGAGGTGATGAATGATTTTATTGAATCTGCAATGCCCGAACTTAATAACCTTAAACGAAAATCCAACTTTAGTTCAAATTTGTATGGATATAATACCATATATTACAACCCTAAAAATAAGGAATATTACTTTAGAGTTTCTGAAGCAAGAAGAGCTTTAGTTTGGGATTTTGATGATAATGACGATGAAATTACAAAATACAAAGATCTACCAAAAACTTTATGGATTGATGGTAGAACTTATGATGAAATACAAAATTATATACCAGATGATAATATGATTTTAAAATGGTTTAATGAAAAGTATAAACAGGACGCAGATGTTCTTAAACGTAAATCACCATTGAAAAAATAGATGATGAAAATAATAATAACAGAAGAACAATATAAAAGTTTAATAAATGAGAATTTATTTAAGGACACCTTAAAGGATCTTAAAATAAACACAGGTATATTATTCACCTTCGGTACAGGAATGGCAGCATTTTTAGGTCCCGTTGAAAGATTGCTTACAGGATCAGGGTTTTCATTTAATGAAACAGAGATTTCCCTTTTAATTATAACATCAATTGCACATTTAATTAATGACAAAAATAAAGAATTGTTGTTTGATAGATTAAAAGAAATGAATTTAACAAAGGCATTTGATGGTGTAAAAAATTTAATTAAAAATTCAACGGACATAATAAGAGAAGTCGTTAAAGGTGTTTTAGGTGTTTCATATTCATTAAGTGAAATACTTGGATTTGCATTCTTATTGAATCCGGTTATGAAGATCATTGGATCAATAATAAATGATAGAAATATAACCACCGATAATTTACAAGTATTGGTAAGTGGTGTTGTATTAGGAGGTATTGTATTTTTTATTAAAAACCTATTAAAAAAATCAAAATATAATTTAGGTGAAAGTTTTGTAACTCTAAAAGAAGACATTGAACCTTCATCTAAAACAATTAAAAATATTTGTGACGCAAAAAAGTTTTGTAAAGCTCAAGGAAAAATAACATTCGGTCAGTTAAGAGAATTGGTTGAAAACGCCAAAACCAATAGATTAATTTTACATGTCGGTGAGGGTGGTTATAAGGCAACATTAAGGTTATTGCCATGGTTTTTTCCTCAGTTAGCAATTGCTGGTTTTACAGGTTCATTGTTAAGAGCATTTAATAAAGTTTTTAGGCCTACGTTAGAAGAAACTACCGGTTATAAAACATGGTGGGGTAAAACCATTATGAAAATCTTTAATTTAGTGGAGGGTGAGTTAGGCACAACCGATCCTTTATCTAAAATATTTTTTATATCGGATGGTTTAATGACGATGTTAGATGATAAATTAAAAGTTAAATTTGCAAGATACATTGCAGATACCGCATCAGAAAAACCTGATGATGAAGAAGTTCCTGAGTTTTTTGTTGAAAATGAATTAAGATATTGGTTAAATGAGAAGTTCTTATTGGATCCACCTCTTTCACCTAAAAATACAACACCAGAAGAAAGAAAAACTTTAGATGAAAGTTATATTAGATTGAGCGAAGATAACACTGACAACTTACTTGGATATTTATATGAGATGGGTTTTGATAATGACGACGCCCTTTATGAATTAAACAATTTAACGGATTATTATGATATGTTACCTGAAAGTCTTACTTTATATAGATTAGTTTTTGCAGGAAGTAAAGATGAAATAGATACACAATATCCAGGTTCACATTACTCAGTAAAAAAGAATCATTTATTAAATAACCATTACGGACCATTAAGAGATAGTTCATATGGTGATAATTGTTATTTGATCACTGTGAAAGTACAAAAACATATGATTGATTTTTATGAATCAATAAAGAATAATATTCTTTATCCTAACGAAATAGAAATCACATTACTAAATAAAGGGTTTGGTGCTGAAATAGTATCAATAACGCAGGTAGATTAACCTGCGTTATCAACAAATTCTAATTCGTTTGTTTTTGGATCCCAATCAACAGTTAATGGTTTGTTTCGGAATTCATATCGTCCGTTAAGAACGGAAGCATTTATAAAGTGAGTTGTACCATCAAACACATACCCATAACCTTCGTGGATGTGACCACAAACATGGATTTTAGGTTTTACTTCTTGTATTTTAGATAACAAATCTTCACAACCAACATTTAAACCGTCATATGGAACAAAATCTAATTTACCAAAAGCGGGTCCGTGAGTAACCAAGATATCAACGTCTTTTGGTATCAAGTTCCACTTCTCCATTAGTTTTTCACCACGAGGTAAATTAAAAGCCCAATTATGGAACTCAGGTTGCCATGGACTACCCCATATTTTAACCATGTTATCTATATCTTCACCAACACCCATCCAATCATCTTGAAGATAATCTATGTTTTTATAACCAGTAAGTAATCCTTTTACTTTTTCAGCATCATCTTGAAACCCAAAGTCGTGATTACCACATATAAAAACTTTACTGTCGTAGTTATCTATTTTATCATACCACTTCGCAAAATTCTCTATTTCGTGTACATAACCTCTACTAGATATATCTCCAGCATGTATTAATAAATCACCACCAGTCAAAAAACTATTTATTTGATTGTGTTTATTATGTGTATCCGATATAAATGTGATTCTCATTTTCATAATACAAAGATAATAAATTATTTTGAATTGGCATCAATTAATGTTTGAATTCTTCTTCTTCCTTTTTCTCCGATTGGAATTGGGTTACCCTCCTCGTCTATGTGCACAAACTTTATTTGTGTTTTTAATACAATCACTTGTTTACCAGTATAAACATTATGAGCTCTTGCTTCCATATATAATGTTACAGAACTATTACCAACAGCGGATGGATAGCCATATATTTTTAATAACTGACCTTCTCTTGCGGGTTTTTCAAAATTACATTTATCAATAGATACAGTCACCATTCTTGGTGTATCACAAAGTTGCATGGCATACCCCGCAGCGGAACCATCAATCCATTTTAATAGAGATCCGCCAAATAGGTTACCATGAAATCCTAAATCTGATTTTTTAATTGGGTGTGTTGAGATTAATTCCATTAATATTTATCAATTTGTTTTTTAATTTTTTCTAATAATTCTTCTGATATGTTTTCTGATTTAGACACTTCCTCCAATAGTTCTTTTATTTCTTTTTTGGATCTTTCTTTTGATTTGTGTCTGGTTTTTAATTCCACTTGATATAAATGAAAAGAAACCTCATCAACGTTTCTAAGTTTAATCAAATACTTTTCCACTCTTTGGTCAAGTTTTCTACTTCTACTTACATCAAATACTGTCGGTAACGCTTTAAATAGTTCATCTAATCTACCTTTGAGGTATTGTATTTCTCCGAATTTTGAGATGTCTTTATCTGTCATGTTAACTTATTATTTTAATTTCACTCTCTGTTTCTATTACTACTCTAGCACCACAAGGTAATAATGGTTTTTTATCTCCACTACCACAATACTTTATTTTACTTGGTCCAAGTATCTCCACTTCGTTACAGTACGTATTGGTCTTACCTTCCTTAATTGTTATTACAGGAAGATCGGTGTCCTTTGTTTTATTGGACCTAACATTATGTTGATTAACGTGAATACGTTTTATCCCCATCCTCTACCGGATTGTGACATCGCTTTAATTCTTTCTTGCTCTAACCAAGCAAGGTATTTAAATAATCTTTTCATATCTTAATTTATTACGTCAGCTAAATATTGACCAGGACCAAGTGTTACTTTTTCACAACCTTCTTGACTGTCCATCTCATCCATCCAATTATCCCAATTTTTATTCAATAAGTCAACAAACGCGTCGTTGTTTCCTCTATCTTTATATCTTTGGATATACTCATCTTTGATGTCTCTTTGTGGATAAACCAATACGTAAGGTATTCCTTTTTTAAGAAGTGCGTCTCTAACGTCTTTATGTGATGATACAAGGATCATATCAACCTTTGGGTCTTGGATGTTTCTTTCAATATGTTCAATATAGTTTGCAGGAAATAGTTTCTTATCAAACTTTGAACTATCGCTGTCCAATACGTTTTTATCTGTGGTGTTAAAATAAGTTGTTTTCCCTACACCAGGAAATGCTGAATATACTTTTGTTTTCATAATTTTATTTTTTTGTATTCTATTATATGTTCTTATTCTATGACAATTAGCACAAACTACTTCACATTTTTTAATTTCTTTTTTAGCCTGTGTAATACTTTTTGCAAAACAAACATTAAATGATTTATCATTTGTGATATGATCAAAATCTAATGCCGCATGGTGGATATTATAACCACAATCCACACATCCTATTTCTATTTTATATTCAGCAAGAAACTGTTTTATTTTTTTAGATCTATTGTTTGCCTTTTCTTGTTTTTCTTTTTTTCTTTCAGGATTTAATGATGACCACCATTTTCTTCTCCACTCTTTTAATTTTTCTTTGTCTTTAAACGGCATCTTTTATTTTTTGGTTTATAAGTAAAATAAACACCATAAAATATTAATCAACGCATTTTTCATAAGTTAATAAAAATATATCCTCACGACACGGATAAAATTCGCCCTTAACTCCTTTGATTATGTAGTCACCCCAAGACATCTCCATTTTACCTTCCAATGTGTTAATGAAATGTTTTACCTCATCTTTATCTTCATCTGTATTTATTATTAGATTATCACCTAACATTTCATACACTTGTTCAATGTTATCGGATACCCATTGTATCGCATCAATTTCTACTGGTTTTTTTCTGTATTTCATAAATCATAATTTATTTGATCCCCATTTGCCATAGAATAAACAACATGGGTCGGATCCAATTTAAACTGTAATCCTTTTAGTTTATTTACATATTTTTTACCCATACCTGGTTTTAAATAACCGATAGTTAAATGTGGATGGTAGTTAGGAAAAGATGTCGTGTGTGGATAATTTTTTAGTTCAAAATTTGTTTCGTGTAGGTTTGGCCCACTCGCATCAAATTTTAAAACATCATAGTTTTCATTTTCAAATAAAGATGGATTTGTGATTCTACAAGTTACATAATCAAAACCATTAACAACATCTCTAACATCATCTTCTGTCACATCATCATGCAATCCATAAAGTAATGTTGTGTGTGGTTCATCTTCTAAACCAAAACTTCTATCACCATCTTCGGTGTATATATCTTCTTCATCAATTAATGAATGTAGGTTTTTGATTTCAGGAAAATCAAAATACAACATCACACATCCATAATCATACGTTTGTTTTTCGCTCATATTATTTATTTTTTAATTGACTTATAACTTTATTCATATATCCCTCAAGAAGAAAAAGTTTTCTTCTAATACCAATATTATCCATATCAGCCAATAACCTCAAATAGTCGTTTAGTTCATCAAGTTGTGTTTGTGGTTCAACTTCCTTTTGAATTTCAAGGTCAGGAAATGTGTTTTTAAGTGTGTTCATATGTCTATTTGATAGTTCTTTCATAGTTACACTTTTTCGTAGGTTAATCCCCATCTTTCACTTATCTCAGTGAATTTATCGTTTATTGTTTCTTCTTTAATTCCATTTAAATATGAGAAGTCATTCTCAAATTGTAAACCGTGTTCCTGGTTTGCATCCATAATTTTTTGTTTAAGAACGGAAAGTTCGTTTGAAGTATAAAATTCTGTTCCGTGATCAATAATTTTCAGTTCCACAAGGGTCTTATCATCAAAGGTTTTTATTTGGTGTATCATAATTAATTTACTCTTTATATTTGTAATTTTCAAACTTTGGTGATTTTAATCTATTTTTTATAGTTGATGTCGGTATACCAATTTGTCTCGCACCTTCACTTAAACTTTCATACTCAATACCATCAACAATAACTTTTCTCATATTACCTGGTTTATTTCCCTTTAACGTTTCTGATATTTTTCGTTTATGCTCTTCACTTTTAGGTTTTGAATTTACTTCTTTTATTTTTTGGACCACTTCTGGTGTATGTGTTTTCCCTTTGAACGGGTTGTTTTCTTTCATCCATTTTGAGTGTTCCGGGTTTGGTATGCCTTTTTTTCCGTTTGGTCTACCTTTTATTGGGCCAACTTTACCTTTTCGTGGGTTAACCCAATCGGGATCGTCTCTTTTTTTTAATTTTATAATTTTAGTTCCTTTCTTCTTATTGTGTTTTGGTGATTTCATTTTTCTACTATGTTCCAATCTTATATCATCCCTTCTTGGATTATTACTTATAGTATCGCCACCATCACCACCTAACGAAATATTATAACCTTCAGTGATTGCTTTTAATTCTTTAATCCAAAATTTTTCTCTTTCATTAAGTAACTCTAGTGTGTTACAAACTTCTAAAGTTTCTTTTTTGAAGTTCACAATTCCGTATTTTTTAATTGCCAGTTTTAACCTTTTACCTGAACCATAATAGTTAGGGTTATTATTTGTGTCCTTACCCACATAAAATTTTTGGTTTACTAAATTTGTTGTCTTATAAATAATCATATGGTATTACCTCCTTACCATATAAATATCTATTAAAACCAAAAAAGTTTAAATTGCCAACTCTAATTTTGAATTTATTTTAGTTATACCGTCAATACCGGTAATCTCAAAATCATCAATTGTATAGTCGTAGAAGTTTTTATTTTCCTTTAAAATTAACTTTGGTTGTGTGTCTAATGGTTCCTTGTTTAATAGTTCTGAAACACCATCAAAATGTCTATCATATATATGAAGGTTTTGGACTAAATGACAGAACTTACCAACTTTATAACCACAATGTCCCGCAACCATCATTTGTAAAGCCAAATATTGCACTTTATTAATATAACCCGCAACCAAATAATCGTTTGATCTTTGGACCAACGTCATATCCAAAACCTTATCTTTATCAACTTTTCTAACCGAACAGAGTATTTCATAAGCACAAGGAAATAAACCATTTGTTTCTTCTAAATCAACATATTGATACATACTAATAATATGCCTTCTACCAAATGGATCATTAACTAATCCATCAAGTAGTTTATTCATCAAATCATATCTTTTGATTGTTGCGCCATATCTCTGACCAATACTATTATCTCCAATATTCCATTCTTCCCACCAGTTAATACCCATCTCACGAGCAACATCAAGTGATGAAGTTTGTTTTTGGTATATCCATAAAATTTCTTTAATACCAATTTTAATTGCGGTATTTCTTAATGTTGGGATTGGAAACTCGCCTTTTGATATGTCATATTCTTCAAATACTTGTGTTATAAACTTTGAATGTGACGGTGTTCCATCAGAATACTTTGGTCTTGGATTTTCATCCCAAGATCCATCTGACATAATATTTGATAGATTTTGGATATAATATTTATCGGCTTTATTCATAACTTTCAATTTTTTTGTCGTTGCATTTTATTGTGATTAGTTTGGTATAAATCCATATCTAAAATAAGGTTTGCCATATGTTGCGTTTGTAACTATAATCCCTTCGGATTCATTTATTTCTTTCACATCAGATTCGGATAATTCACTTCTGTTTTGTAAAGAGATAAAGATATTGTTATCAATACCAAGTGATAAATTACCATTACCATCATCTATCACTTCAAGTGAATTTGGTTGGTCTTTACCACCTACAAGACATTTTCGTGTCTTTGACCAAATAACGACAGAAGGTGATTCAGTTGGTATTATTTTAGTTTGATACACACCCTTATTGATAAACCTAGTTATCGTTTCTTGTATTGTTTCAATTTCATTCATAACTTTCTATTGTTTTGTCGTTGTATGTTATTGTGGTTAGTTTGGTTGGGATTTTATAAGGTGTGTTATCTACATTAGTAGGAACCATCATATTAGCTAAAAGACCGTATTTTTCTTTCCATATTGGGAGGGCTATTTTATACCTTTCTTCCAAACTCAACTCTCGTTCTTCAATTTTTAATCCCCACTTTTTAGCGAACTCATCATCTGTTTTGATTTTGTTGATGAACTCTTCTTGTGTTAATAATTTTGGATGTGCGTTGTAAACAGGTCCTTCTAC